GAGAGATATTAGTGGAGCTTACCAGAGTAGTATTTGGTCCATTACTCCATCCAGTGAATGTCTCAGAATATGGAAATAAGTTGGTTTGTACATAAACTCCAATTTTATTCCAATATGCATTTTCCAGTTGTTCGGTATATCTTAATATGTTTCTAACAACAGCAGGTTCTACCAGCGTACCAGAAGCAACTACACCTTGATATGGAGTAGCAGAAGATCCAGCTTCTAACTGAGCTCCCCAGATGTAAATACCTGATGTTCCGTCACCAGTGTACCCAGAAGTTCCGCCGACCACTAATGTAATTCTACCCGGTGTAGCAGAAGCTGATGTAGAATTTATAGTTATCATTGAACATCTATACCATCCATCTCCAACAGACTCGATAGTAGCAGTGGCTCCACCGAATGTGGCTACTATAGTTCCAGTTGATACATCAAAGTGCGCATATTGGTTTTCTGTGCCAAATCCGGTGGAGTCGATATTCAATCGAACACGAACGCGCTCTTTTGCCTTCACATATGCAGAAAATGTGTACTTTGTATCTAAAACTGGAGTAAAAACTCGATTTAGTTCTTTGGAATTTGCACTTGTAGACTCAATTAACAAATCAGCAGTCAATGAACCATTAGGAGCAGTGATTACATTTGCGCTAACAGTAGTACCGTTAGGTTTATTCCAAGCTGAATTATCAAACTGTTCTGTATAAGTGAACAAGTTTCTAATCACAGAAGTTATTCCAAGAGACTTTCCGATCGTTAATGGAATCGAATCAGTAGGAGTGCTTAGAGTAGAAGTCTGAGCTTTACCCAGTAAATAAGAAGAAGAATCTGTCGGAGTAACATAAGATGCTTTGGGTGCATCGAATAATAAAGTGTCGTTATCTGTTACAGTAGCAGAAGAAGATTGAACTTGACCTAATGAGTATACTAGCGCATCTGTTGGAGTACTGATTGAAGATGCCTTAGGTGCAGCGAATAATAAAGTGTCGTTATCTGTTACAGTAACAGAAGATACTTGAACTTGACCTAATGAGTATACAAGGGCATCAGTTGGAGTAGCAGAAGATGACTTAGGTGCAGCGAATAAGAAACTAGATGTAGATGTTGGAGTAACAGAAGAAGATTGAACTTGACCTAATGAGTATACAAGAGCATCTGTTGGAGTACTGATTGAAGATGCCTTAGGCGCAGCGAATAAGAAACTAGATGCATCTGTTGGAGTGCTGATTGAAGATGACTTAGGCGCAGCGAATACGAAACTCGATGTAGATGTTGGAGTAGCAGAAGAATTCTGTACTTGACCTAATGCGTATACAAGAGCATCTGTTGGAGTAGCAGAAGATGACTTAGGCGCAGCGAATAAGAAACTCGATGCATCTGTTGGAGTACTGATTGAAGATGCCTTAGGGGTAGCGAATAAGAATCTTGATGTAGCTGTTGGAGTAGCAGAAGATGCTTGAACTTGAGCCAGAGAATATCTGAAAATAGTATCCGTAGGCGTTACTGAAGATGCCTTAGCAGCATCGAATAAGAATCGCGAAGCATCAGTTGGAGTACTGATTGAAGATGCCTTAGTTGCTGCGAATAACCAACTATAGTCTAGATCGTCTATTGTTATCTCGCTACCAATCGGTCTAGACAAACTGAATGCAGTTTCGTCTAGAATTATTTGCTCTGACTTTTGAATTTGTTGTAAAGCATAAGAAAGGCGATCCAACATGGTAACCAAAGAGGGAACACCAGAATAAAGAGGCAACAAAATCTTGAATACAGGTTCGATGATTGAGTATTCTAGTTCATAGAAGTTATCAATGATGTATTCAGCAAACAACTGGCGACCAGTTGGATGCAATAGCGACAATACTGTATCTCTATATGTGCTAAGAGCCTCGTCTATGCGCAACACATAAGAGTAATCTTGATAATAATAACTGTCTTGAATGATACTATCTGGAGAAGAAACTAATCCAGTAGAGTTAGAATAATAGCCTTGGTATTTGGCAACTGCGCCTAAAGTTACTTGTAACTTAGCGGTATTGGCAGAAATAGCTTCTGGGACGCTGATTGATGAGAAATCTGCTACAACATCACCAACATAGTCATTTGAATATGATGAATTATAATAATCTTGTTTGGTGATTATACCAGAATCAGAAAGTCTTTGCTGGTTAGACTTTGCAGAAATAGTGAAGCCATCAATTTCTACTGTGTTACCGAAAACAACATTGCTTGGTAGATCAAATGTAAATTTTGTAGTATAACCAATACCATAAGTAATAATCTGACAAGATTTAATACCACCAATGAGAGTTACGTCAGTGACCTTAAATGATAGTCCAACACCAGTTCCAGCTTCTACTGAAAAGATTTGACCTTTAGAAAAGCCATATCCAGGATTAACGATTTTTATAGTAGAAGTGGTTGGAACAACAGTTGCAACCAATCCCTTATAGGAAATTGTATCTCCAACTAAGATAGATCCGTAGTAATCTTTAGAGATAAAAACTTCGTAAATATCGTTGGATGATGCAAATTCTACAACTTCTACGCGTTTAACGTTTACTTTATTTTTTGTTTTTATTCCATTAACTAAAGTGTCAATGTAAATAATATTATTCTCTAGTAGAGTGACATCACCAGCTGAGACTTTAATGAAAAACGAAAAATCTTGAACCCAAAGAGAATTAGAAATAGAAAGGATTTGATCCTTTGGATATCTAATATCAACTTCTTTCTTAAACATCTGACGGAATAAGAACTTATAAGATTGTTCGCTTCCGTGGGCTACGCTAACGTGCCCAGTGTTCTTTAAGAAAAACCGATCTTTTGCAAATTCTGGATATTCTACTGCAAATTCACGTTTAAGTAAATCGACGAAAGAATCTAGAGTTGTTTCAACATCTCTAATTGTTTCTATATTACGATATACTTGCTGAGTTTCTAGGTACTTGTAGTACGCTTGTAGAAACTCAACAAATGTTGGATATTCCTCGGTTATGTGCTCTGGTAGCTGATTAGCTACAATATCCGATAATTTGTTTTTGATCATTATTTTCTAGTTGGTGTGAAGATGTATGTATTTCCGGCGCGAGCACTTCCAGAAGCTACTGGGTCAATTGTAGCTATAATCGTTAGATCATTTTGATTTATTCTAATCACTTGATCTCTGAGTGCAACCACATCATATGAAGAAGGCTTCATATAAAACATAAAGTTATCTGATGCTAATGCTATAATATTAAGACCTGATATATTTATGATTCCATTAGAGTAGTCTAATGATCCAATTTTTGGGTTTACGACGATCACGGCACCCTGAGAAAGATAGTAAAGCTGAATATTACCAACTCCATCATCCCTCAAATAGTAAATAGTACTGCTTCCATCATTAATATAAAATCCAGTGCTGGTGAATGCATTTTCTTCGGCACCAGTATAATAAATTGGATTTCCAATGTCTACATAATACTGAGCTTCAATATTAAATTTAACTGTCACTTCTCTCGATAAAGTTATATTCGTGACGTTATTTTGTATAGATTTTTCTGTAGAATCTATTAAACTTGTAACTCTAGAGTGTCTAAAAACACTATCAAACTGCATCAATTCAGTTTCATTGTAGTTTAATATGGTTTCTGCCACCATACCGCTAAGAACATTGGATGATTTAGTTGTTTCTTTAGAATTATAGTATACAGTGCAATCGATTATAATATTCAAATAGATCGGATCAACCAATTCTACCGATGTTGTGATTACAGATTTAGGTTTAATAATGTCATTCTTAATATAATCTTTTTCTGTATCACTCAAATAATCTGTAGTTTTAGGTTGGATAGATACGAATACCTTGCCATATTGTGGTGGTTTATTATTCTCTCCACCCCAAACCTGAATAGATCTTACATTGGAGAATGATTTGAAGATGATATTTTTAAAGTCATTTTCTGTCACTGCTCTATTTTGAGTAGAAAAATGTCTTGGCGCATTAAACTTAATACTTTGTAAATCTTCTGCGTCTTGTCCACCACTCGCAATAGAATTAGTTGTGATAGTTATGCTGCCGCCAGAAAACAAAGAACCGTCTAATTTAAAATTCTTGCTTCCATTAGAAACAAATCCATTACTAGTTCTATACACGATTTTAACATAGCTACCAACACTAAGTGCTTTACCAATAATACCATCACCAAATTCTAACTGATACTTGCTATTCTCAATTTCTCTAACAAAATACACAGCAGAATTAGAATCTAAAGCTATTATGTCTTCAGCTTTATTATATAGAGTAAATTCTGCCGATGATATACTCGGAAAAACATAAACTTCTAAAGAAGAAAGATCAGCAGGAATATTATTCAAATAATACTGAGTTGTCGGTTGGTGTATATATTTTTCTGTATAATAAGTACCTTCGAATATATCAATATTCTCGAATGTATAGACTCCATTATATAAAGGAGTCATAATTGAATCTTTATTAGAAAAGTAAAAGCTATCACCATCAACAGTAGTTGCCGTGAATACACTTTTCTCTGGTAATGTTGCAATATTATTCGTGGTATTATAACCAGAAACCGTAATAGTTACATTAGCCTTTGAACTAGCGGCAGATCTTGGAGTATAACCAAGAGTTTTGCAAATAGATAATACACTTTCTCTTTTGCTCGCGGAATCAATAAACATTTCATTTAATGCCATATTTGTGTACATGGCATTATAGTGAGTATTGTATGCGAGTAAATCTAAGATAACAGAAAGTGCCGAACCTTCGAAATTATAATCTTTGAAAGTATCTTGCCCCGCTAAAAAATTTCTTAGATTAGATCTAATTCCATCAAAGTTTAATTCATCTATTTTTATTTGTCTATTTTTATCTGACATTATCGTGTTCTCTTTAAGATTAGATCGAATTGTTGCAGGGTAGATGTGTTTAAAATTTTATAGTAAATATTTATTTCGACACTATTACTATCTTCATCTAAAATAATTCTAACATCTTCTAACTGAATTCTTGGTTCGTAATTCTCAACAAGCTGTTCGATGCTTTTAACTAACATAACCCTAAGCATTGGAGAGAATGGTTCAAATAACAAAGAATTTACCGGAGATCCAAGATTACCATTAAATGGTCGCTCATAGTTTTTAGTTAATATTAGATTTCGTAGTGACTGTTTAATTGCAGCTACGTTAGTTTTGAGCGCAACGTCTTCTGTGACTGGATGCTGAGTAAAATTAAAATCTAAATCTGAGAATATTGCTTGTGATGCCATTTATGCCGCCAATACCTTTGAACTACCAGAAATTATAGTATTATCTCCATATCTATCACCAATTCTACCAATACCTTTACCAACCGCTCTCACTTTAGAAGAATAGCTAGATAAAGTTGAAGTATCTGGGACACATCCACTTCTTGGATGTGGTGCAACAGGATCTCCTGCAACTACTACAAATATACCTTGCACTCTCACCTTTGATTGTTGAGAAAATGAGGTACTAGTATTCATCGGCACACGACATTTATATCCAGCACCATCCGGAGATAAAACCGTATCATTTCCATATGCTCTTGCAACTGCTGGCATTTATTTCGTCCCCTTTGATACTGCTTGTGTGAATGCTGCTATAGAAACCGTATAATTCCAATAAAAATACTGTTCTAAATTTACAGATTCTACGATAGGTGTTTCTGTTGGTCCAGGATATGTAACTGTCACTGAGTAAGCCTTAGAAGTTTCCTTCGTAGTTGGTGGATTATATCGCACAACAGATAGATACTCACTATTATTTATTGCCGGTAAAACAGCTAATTGCAAGTTTTTAAGTAAGAATTGGTAATATTCATTTTCAAAAACGTTCGTTGCCGTTCCACTTAGAACTAAAGAATTTGCAGATGTTTTCACGATAGAAAGTCCATACGCCGAAACATCTGTCGAACAAGAAACATTAGTTGCATTCACATAAGTAGGAGTTTCAGTTCCTGGTGGATCCAACGGGTTTGGACCCTCAAACGAAATTTTTACAGAATAGGTGTTTCCCTGATACACGGATGGTATTAGCGTTTGTGGCGGACCACCTGTACCACCAGATTCTGCTGCGGTGATAGAGAAGCTAGTGTAGTAATCTCCAGGGATATCCACAGGAAACCCTGTCATATCAGAGTATGTTATACGCAGGGTCATTTAGGTCCAAACAAAAAGAAACCGCGAGTTCCTGGTTTGACGTTACCGTTGGCGTCCACAGTCTTATCGTTGAGCATAGTGAATCCTTGTTTCAAGTTTCCACCAGATTTGTGGGATACGTGAATCCAGTTTTGCCAGGCACCCTTGCTTGCAGAAGGATCTCTGTACTCTAAAATCAATTGATGATAAGGTAAGATCTTTTCAATCTTAGAAGCAAACTCCAATGTTTCTAGATAACGACCACCTGGCCAAAGTTGGAAGTCCATAGCTCTTCCTTTATTGTGGTCAGAAGTGTCTCTAGATCCAGCGACAGAACCAGCATTTCTCAATCCAGAAGTGATCATCCAACGACCATTTTTATCGCTAACTTTGTACTTACCTGCAGGTGGTCCAAGAAGATCCCACAGTGGTTCACCAATATTTGCAGCAAGATCTGCCAAGTTAGCAACCAAGTCTGCTTTAGTAAATAGTTTCAGACCAGAGAAAGTATCACCCTGTCCTGGTGGTAACTGAGTGTCTTGCAGCGTAGTCTCAAAACTCATCAAGTGTCCAATAGTGAAGTTCTTTGAAATCTTATAATCACGCGTGAATGCTTTAGGATCTGCGTTTTTATATGTTTCTTTATCGACAGGATTTCCTTGAACAGTATTTCCAGCTGCCGGTGCAGCGAATTCTGGAGTCGCTGAATTTGCAGCAGAGTTGGCTGGGTTTGCTGCTTGAGGGTTGCTGTTGATTGTTGTAGATTGGGTTTGTCCTGCTGGGCTATTCCAATCTTCAGGAGTCTCAAATTTGGTCGATGGAAGCCCAGTTCTTTCTGGTGGCTCTAAGTTATCCATTGGCGCGCTACCAACGTCTGCGATTTCTGGCGGAGTTAACGTCAGGTGATCAACAGCATCAGGTGCAGAAACAGAACCAACAGAAGCACCATGTCCAAGATCAATAATAGAACCATCAATATTAACGGCTCCGCCTGCATTAATGTCAAACGCTCCACCAGAACCAATTCCAACCGATCCGCCAGTAGTTTGTGTCATATCTCCGCCGGCAGCAATTCCAATATTTCCAGAAGCAACTGCAGTTAAATTAGCAGAAGATACCACATTAACATCAGCATCTCCTTGCAGAATCATAACACCCTTAGATAGATGAGAAGTGGTTCCAACAACATCAACCTCTAGATTACCATTCACCTTTATGTTTAAATCTTTTCCAACAACCAAATCGACATTATTTGCGGCACCAATAGAAACATCATTCTGGAAGATAGCATTTGTTTTACCTTCGACCTGAATTTCAGCATCGCCGCGCACGAGAATCTTAGCACCAGTTCCAGCAGTTATATTCACATTTCCCGCGAAATAAATATTACCATTTCGGTCGCAAATGTGATAGTCATCTCCTATAATATGAGTGACTCTTGTTCCATTCTGGTCTATTTCAAAGAAAGTTCCTTTACGATGATATAAGTGAATACGCTCAGCGGCAGGCGTATCATCGAATTCTAAAATATGACCAGACTCAGTTTCCATAACCTTGTTGTATGGGTATACAGATGAGTATGCTGATTGTGGTTGCGACCACGCACCACCATTCGCCAGAGGAACGTCCTTGACTAATGTTTGGTCTTTGAATTCGAAGCAGGTTCCTTCTATGATGCCACGTGCAAGTCTATTAGTATCGGGTTCATTTGCGTACTCTCTCAGAGGATATTTTCCATCTGGATCGACGAATCCCTTAACTGAATTGCCAGATCTATCTTCACGCAGAGCTTCACGTTTCTCTGCTGGTGCTGCAGCGATTTGAGCTTCTGTCGGTTTAGCATCTCCGGCAGATGCTTCTTTATTTGTGGTGTCTGCGCTGGGCAACCCATTCATGAAATAATCGTAGTATGTTTTCTTTTTGGTTGCTATGTCTGGAGAGTTAAATCCAACAGAGCTTTTAGCTGCCCCAAAGAAAGCATCTTCATACATTAACTTTTGCCAATTATTAACTCTTCTAGT